AAAGTCGCTGAAGTAGCTTGGGCATCGAAATCATCACTGTCGATTGTGAAGTGAATATCTCTGCCTGTGATGATTGTTGTTGCCATGAGTTTTCTCCTTAGTCGGTGTAATACGTTGATACTTGCAAGTCAGATGTCAAGAATTTTCCTGTACCGACTTCCAAAGGTGTGGGTGAGCTAACATCGCCGACGACATATCCAGCCGGCATGGTTGAAATAATTTCAATCATTAAATCTTCAAGATTGGTCAAAGCTGCTGCATTGCTTGAATAACCGACAACCCCAGTGACCAAAAAATTGATTTTGACTTTGGTCGTTGATCCATTGATTAGAGTGCTTTCCAAATATGGTGAATCTGGCACTAAAACTATGCTTGGGCTGGTCATTGCCTCTGGGATGCCGTTATAGACATTGGCTGCAATAGTTGAAAGAGTAGTCTGCAATGGTGTGCGGATGTCGGCTTCGATTGTCATAGACACATCGTTTCGACTTCTAAGAATGGCCCAAGCAAGCCCACAATGCGGCTTGTCAAGCTACGACCAAGAACGAATGGCGATGGCTGAAATTGGTCGCTCATGATTTGATTTCCCGGAGCTGTAACGCTCTGGAACACTTCAACAGCTACAACAAGAATCGCTGACTTAATGGGAGCAACGCCAGAGTATAAATCGCCGGCGGTTGCCCCATCAATACACGCAAGCCCGCTCGGAATGATTGGGATGGTGTATGTGCTGTCTGCTTCGCCCGTTGCAGACGTAAAGACCATTGGCGCAATGCGATCGTCGGTGACTGTCACTGTTGCGTCGTAAATGCCGCATCCGGTAATGACGACATCTTGACCCGGCACGAAATAATTGACGCGCTGGGTTCCGTAATAGGCGATGGAATCTTCTACAAAGACTTCTGTGACTGCTGATTGGTATCCAGTAAGCAATGGCAGAATCGTCAGCTCTGCGCTATCAATCATCTGCTCAAGATATTCGTTTGAATAAAGAGATACGGAAACGCCCAGAATGGATCGCAATTCGCTTGCGGTTACAATTTGAGGCATTTCCGTTCCCTTCTACTGCTCGACCACATCCGGGAGCGGCTGTGGCCGATGATTAGCTATTAGGTGAAATTAAACGCGTTTGCTCCCGCTGCAATCTTTGTGGCGCATGCACCATAAGAATTGAGTGAGACTTCAACAGTTCCATCAGATGGCTTATTGACATCAAGACGGAAGTTTCCGCTCTCGTACCATGTGTATGAATCTGGCTCAATGACTAGCATTGAATCATCGCCAGTGCCTGTGACTTCACCTGAATTATCAACAAAGAAATTCAAGCCAAGTACGACTCCGCGCTGTGATTGTCCAGTAACAAGACCAGCTTGATTGGATGGCTGGTATGCATTAAACAGCGGAATTCCGCTTGAGTTATAGCCCATAATGTTTGACCATTGTGCTGGGCTTACCAAGATGTTTTTTGCAAAACGTTGAGTTCCTGCATATACAGCTGCATTTGCGCGGCTGACGTATGCAATCAATCCTGCTGCTGTGTTAGCTGTTGGAGTTCCATCTGAAACGGAATCTGTCACTAATTGATCTGCAACATATTTATTCTGTGCAAATGCCATTGATGCGCCCATAATTCGAACAAGCTCATTGAAGAAATCTGGAGAACTGCGGTCAATTATTTCTGTTGTCAGAATGTTGCGTCCGGCAAAGCGGGTGACTGGGATTGAAATAAACGCGCTCTCAATTCCTGTGTTTGATACTGCGCCACCTTCTGCGACAGCTGCAACAGTTGCAATTTGAGAAATCTTAGGGATTTCAAATTGAAGCCCAGCGTCGGGCAATGTGCCACGTGAAATCGCATCAATTGCTCCGCGAGTTCCGTTGCTGAGTGCATTGATAACTTCGTTGAGCTGACGTGTTGGGTTGAAAGCTGGGTTAGTAGTTCCAAGGTCATCATTAGCTGCTGCAACGTAAATTGCAGAATCTGACATTGGGTTTAACTTTGCTTTGATTGAGTGTTCCATCCATGAGCCAAGATTTACAATTGGTGATCGTGGTGAAGTGAAATATGGTGCTGGCTTGTTAGCATGCACGACATTCGCTGAAGCCTCTACCGATTCAACGGCTGGTGCTTCTGTTTTTTCGGTAGTGGTATCCACTGCGTCTCCTTCGGTTGGTGTTTCTTCTGGTGTGACTTCGGTAGTCGCTGCGACATGACTGACGCGAGCTTCATCGAATGCTGGGTTGTGTGTTAATGCGACGCCAACAAGTGTCGCTGAATTGACGACCATTGTGCCGTCCTCGTTGAATCCATGATCTGCAACATTTGCTTCAACAGAGAATCCATCGCGTAGCCCATCCATCGCTTCTTGAATTGCATCTGTGCCGGCTGTTGTCTTTGAAATCTTAAACGTGGCATTGATTGACTTGCCATCTGGTGCAAGCTCCATTGATAGTGTCTTTCCAATTGGTCGCTTTGAATCGTGTTCGAGATTCAGCTTGACCGACGCTGGAATCAATGACCCAGACTTGAACAAGACTTTGCCGGTTGATGCGTTCGCTGGTGTATCGAATTGCACAATTTGGCCAGTGATAGTGCGTTCTTCTGAATTGGCCGCTGTGATTGTGAATGGTGTTAATACCTTCATCGGATCATTTCCTCTGCTACTCGGATTTCATCTGCACTCAATGCGCCAACGCGATTGAGGATTTCATAGATTTGTGCGCGTTCTAAAGCTGAGCCGCGCAAGTAGTCGTCCAACGCATAATCTGCGCGTTGTGATGATGGCAAGAAATCTGGCATTGATAACCTTTTGGTAATTGAGTTCATTAGTGGAATCAAAGAGAAATCTAAAAGGGTTTGACGCGTTGTGCTGGCGTTGGAATAAGTCATACTTGATCCCGTTTCGGAATCAATGAAGTAGGCCGGAATTCCTAAAGCCCTTGCACATTCGGTGGCGATATACGAACGGGCAGCTGAAAGCTGTAATTTTTCGGGATCAAAGCCCAAAGTTTCCAAAGTGATGTCTGCGTTAAGAAACGCAGTTGTCCGATTGCGGCGACTTGCACCCCAAGACTCCAGGAGTTTAGCAATGCGATCTGCTGGCAATGCTGTTCCATTCGATTTCAATACCATTTGCGGAACAGGCTCACGCGCATAAAGAGCTGCTGCGCGTTCTAGCTCTGCGCCGGTGCGAATAGTCATTCCGGCACGATTGAGCAAGCCCTCATCGTTTCCGTAAAACACAACAAGACTTCCAAGGCCAGATGTTGGCAGCGGTGTGTGACCATCGATTGAATACGATTCAATTTCTGTTGAATCTGAATTTGTGTTGATAGTTACACGATCCGGCGAAATTCTTTGAACACTTCTAACGCGCTGCGTGTCTGCAAATAATTCTGTAATTTGCCAATACGCATACCCACTAAAAAGCAAATCTTCTAATGTCCAGACGTAGGTGGCAACGCCGGGAATGCGTGGGTCTGGTGTGTGAATCACGCGCGGTGAATCAACTTCCATTCCAGTAACACGATCACGCACTTCAAGGCCAATTGATGCAATGGACGAGCAGATGATGTTGCGACCGCGAGCAATGGCCGGCACACTCATCGCTTCTTGTCGTGTAGCTGTGCGATTACCGCGAAAAAATGGCGAGAGTGAATCTAGTGTCGTTACTGGAGCAAGAGATGCAGAGACATCGTATGTCAGCTCTGTGACGGATGATGTTTTGACAAATAAGTCTCTGAATCCCATGCGAGAATTTTCCCACGCTTAAAGCACTATCCAACGAGGATGTCAATCTCTGTCTCTGGGCGTGTCGCGTAAAATGTTGCGAGAGCTGTGGCAACAGCCGCACACACTGTCGTTTGTGACGCTCTGCGTCCTATGACCCATCCACCATCGCCATGAGGTAATCGAACAGCTGAAAGCATTTGCTTGGTCAATTCCTCGTTGCCGGCATGACGCAAGCGATTCGATGTAATGGCCGAGAGCAATTGATCGCATGCGGTCGCGTAATTATGACCATCAAAGTCCATGATGGGAATTCCGGCTGGAACCAAGCGACCGGCAACAGCTGTGGCCGTTCTTTTTGAATACGCAATCGTCTCAACAGGATATTTCCTGAAATGGTCAGCAATTTGATTTGCCATTTCTAAATCGTTAAGGGATACCGAGTTCTCCCAAGTCCGGAGCAATTTGACCACAAATTTGTCATTGTCTAGTTTTTGAGCTGCAACCAATGCACCAGCTCTACGATCGGGCGACAAATCAAGTCCAAACCACGTTGTTTTCTCTGGATCAAGCTGGACTGACTCATCAACGCATTCTTGCCATGAAATCGCCGGAATGACTGCATCCTTTTGATGAATCCAGCGACATAAGACTTCCTGCTGGACGACGTGCGGTGGATCGTTAAGAATCGCCCGGATATTATCCTCATGGACTGTGTGGCCTAAAGCTGGATTACTTGCCACCCAATTTCGCTCGTCATGGATGTCGTCGGTGTATCCCGACCACTCCAGATAACAGATTTGGTCAATACCGCCAACAGCTGCTGCCATGCCGCGTTCTCGTAACTGATTGAGGACAACCGAAGTCTGATCACCAGCTGTCGAGAAAGTCCATACTTGCGGATTTCTGGAAGCCATCATTGTGTAACGTAAAGATGCAAAGCCATCCAAATCCTTCATCTCAGATAGCTCATCCATATAAACGACTTCTGGCCGGGAAATTCCACGCGCTGCATTGTTGGATGCCTTGACCATGTAGCGATTGCCAGTAATGGTGACGATTTCTTCTGATCCATGCGCCCATCGAATTACTTGCACCTGTTTCTTCAAAGACTCATTTGTCTCAATGACTTTGACAATTTGCCGAAATAACTCCAAGGCCGTTGAAAGCCTGTGAGCTGATGAAATCTGCAACGGCTCATTCCAAAGAAAGAGTCCAGCCAAAGCTCTGACCAATAGCAATGTCGATTTTCCTTGTTGTCGAGCTGCCACAATGCAGATTTCAGAATGCTGCCATCGCTGGTCAGCCTTGACTTTGTGGGCGTGATGAATGACAAATTTCTGCCAAGGCATCAAAGCAATGCCCACTGACTCGGCAAATGCAATCATCTCATCGCCTTTTGAGGGTAAATCGTTTAGGCGTGAGTGAATTCTTGGGGTTGGGGAGCCTATTAGAGACTTGATTGGCTCCATAGGGGTATCCAAATCCGAATCCGTCCTGTTCGAGCCTGATACGACCTTGAGTGACCGGATTGCAACCGGCTTGTCTTTAGTCATAACTTTTCGTTTCGTTTGTTGGTGAAAGAGAAACCC